CGTTTGCGTGGGGTGCAGTCGAGTAGTCCTGGTGACGGAAGCAAGCCCGATAAGGATCGGACCTGACTGCAAGGCGCAGGTGTACACCTTGATCGACGGCGAGTGGCGACTCGGTGACAATCGTGTTCAAATTCCAGAAGGATGGTGGGCAGTGCCACCTAGTTTTGTAGACAGCAAATGAACGACATCGAGACCAACACATCAGGACTCCCAATCAAGGACGACTCGCATCTGCGTGCGCATCTCAAGATGATGCAGCGTGCGATCACCGAGCAGTGGGATATTCCAATTCATGTCCGCACGCAGCTCGTCAAGAAACTCGTCGAGATCATCCAAGATCCCGACACAGATCAGCGTGCAGTCATTGGCGCAAGCAAGGTGATCCAAGCGATGGCGAAGGACAACCTTGACGGCTACATCGCAGCAGACAAGATCGTCCGACTCGATGAGGGAGCAGCGACTGAGAACTTCAAGTTCGGTCCGATCGAACTTTGACAGTCACGACTCTGACACTTCCCAAGATGTATCCAGCGCAGCGGCGTGTCATCATGGACTCCGCACGCATCGTCGTGATCGAGGCGGCAACGAAGGCAGGCAAGACTGCAGGCTGCTTGATGTGGTTGTTGGCGAAGGCGTGGAACGATCAGAAGGCAGGCGGTTCGTACTGGTGGGTCGCTCCCGTGTATCAGCAGAGCAAGATGGCGATGGACCGAGTCAAGAAGTGGCTCATCCAAGCCGACCCGCACAAGTCGCACTGGTCATCGCACGACACAGATCTGTGGATCATGCTGCCAAGCGGTTGCAAGATTTGGTTTCGCAGTGCCGATGATCCTGACAACCTCTACGGCGAAGATGTTCGTGCAGCGGTGATGGACGAAGCGACTAGGTGCAAGGAGGAATCGTGGCACGCCGTGCGGTCAACGCTCACCGCAACTCGTGGACAGGTGCGGATCATCGGCAATGTTCGAGGTCGCAAGAATTGGGTGCATCAGATGGCGCAGCGTGCGGACGGTGTCGATCTCGCATACCACAAACTCACGGCATGGGATGCAGTCGAGGGCGGCATCCTCGAGCGTGAGGAGATCGAGTCTGCGAAGCGTGACTTGCCTGACCATGTGTTCCGTGAGTTGTATCTCGCCGAGCCCGCAGACGATGGCGGGAATCCTTTTGGCATTCCTGCGATCGGTCGATGCATCGCAACGCTGTCTACAGATCCAGTCGCAGCTTGGGGAGTTGACTTGGCGAAGTCGCACGACTGGACCGTTGCAGTTGGGCTCGATGCCGACTATCGAGTTGCAGAGATCCACCGGTGGCAATCGGATTGGGGACAGACCAAGCGTCGACTCATCGAGATCATCGGCGACAAGCCTGCATTGATCGACTCGACTGGTGTAGGTGATCCGATCGTCGAGGAGTTGCAACGCTCGCTGCCGTGCGTCGAGTCGTTTAAGTTCACATCGCAGAGCAAGCAGCAGATCATGGAAGGGCTCGCCGCTCGAATTCAAAGTGGTGGCATAGGATTCTGTGATGGATGGCTGCGTGATGAGTTGGAGGCGTTTGAATTTGAGTACTCTCGCAGCGGTGTTAAGTACAGTGCACCATCGGGCGTACACGATGACGGCGTGTGCGCACTCGCTCTCGCCGTTCGCTTGTTGGGTACGACCGCACGAAACACGCTCGAAGTAAGGATAATTTGATATGGCACTACTCGACTTCTTCCGACGACGACGACCTGACCTGACGACCAAAGCGGTCTACGACGACTCAAAGTTCATTCAATCATCCATCTCGATTCTCGACAATGCTGCAGGGCGTGGCAAGTTGCCACCATTCTCAATGCAGCGGAGCGTGCTCTCATTTGAATCTTGGGTGTACGCAGCAGCGATGCTCAATGCGCAGGCCGCATCGAGTGTCCCTCTGCGTTTATATGTTCGCACGGATGCGCAAGGACCGCAGAAGTTTTGGCGCACTCGCAAGGTCAGTCGTGCACGCAAGGCGTATCTTTTAGGCGACAGTGAGCGCAAGCCATCGCCGAGCGTAATGAAGTCCGCAGCAACTGCAGGTGATTTCGAGGAGGTCGTTGATGCGCATCCAGTCCTTGAACTGATGCGCAAGGCGAATCAGTACGAAGACGGCTTTTCGCAGTCGGTCATGCGCATGCTCTACATGGAACTGTGCGGCAATGCGTATCTCCATGTGATCATGGACAAGGCTCTCGGCGTGCCATCTGAAATCTACACAGTCCCGGCGCAGAATGTCACGATCCTGCCTGGAAAGACTGAACTGGTCGAGGCGTACTTGTACGGAGTCAATCGAAACGAGATGCAGCGGTTTGAAATCGACGAGATCATTCACTTCAAGAGACCCAACCCTCGCAACCTCTACTACGGGCTCGGCAAGGTCGAGGCTGCATACGGAGCGATCCAACAATCGCAAGCAGCGCACATTCAGGATCTGTCGTTCCTTGAGAACATGAGTCGTCCCGACTACGCAGCCATTGTCAAGGGTGGCGCAAGTGAAGCGTCAATGCGGCGGTTCGAGGAGAGCATGCGATCGCTGCACCAGGGGACTCGCAAGAGCGGTCGCATGGTCACGATCAGCGGCGACATCCAACTCATGCCGCTCAACTTTCCAAGCAAGGATCTGACTGGTCGAGATGACATTGTCGAGGAGATCTCTGCGTGCTTCGGCGTTCCAGTCTCGATGCTCAAGGCGAACGACCCGAACCTCGCATCAGCGCAGGCGGGATACTCGATGTGGCGTGAGACCACGATCGCACCGATATGTCGCATGGACGAGGAGACCTTGAACAGTCGACTCCTGCCGATGTTTGGCATACACGAAGATGCGTATCTCGCATACGACAATCCCGTTCCAGAGAACCGAGTCGCAGACTCTGCCGAGCGATCGGTCGCAGTTGCAGGCGGTTGGCGCACACCCAACGAGGCACGACTAGAGGAAGGCTACGAAGCACTAGAAACACCGCACGCAGACATGCTGCACGTGAACGGCTTGCCTCTCGGTGGAGTCGCTCCAGTCTCACCGTTCGGCGCACTTGCTCCGCTGCCTGCGTACGCAGCACCTGCACCTGCACCAGTCGACGAGCCTGCGCAGTTGCCACCGACCGCAGAAGTTGAACAACCTGCAGCAAAGGCGTTGAGCGATGTCGACACGACACCGACTGACGAGATGGCAACACTCGCACTCCGAGGCCTCAAGTACCGTGAGGAGTTTGGTCGTGGCGGAACTGCAGTCGGCGTTGCACGAGCACGAGACATCGGCAACATGGTTTCACTTTCGCCTGACACGGTCGGACGCATGAACAGTTTCTTTGCTCGACATCGTGTCGACCTCGACGCAGTCGGCGCACGATCAGGCGACGAGGGATATCCATCGGCAGGTGCAATTGCTTGGATGCTTTGGGGCGGCGATCCAAACAATCCCGAAGGCGCAGGCGTTGCATGGGCAGCACGCAAGGCGGAGGAACTCGCAGGCGAGAGCAAGGGTAATGCGGACACTATGCTGCAAGAAATGGCACGAGAAGAAAAGATGGCGAATGCACGCATCAAGATCGCAGCGATGGAGGCAAAGGCGTGGGACGCTGTTCATCAACAACCAAAGATCGATGCGCTGCAAGCAGAACTCGATGCGATGAAGGACCGCACAAAGTCACTCGATGAGATCGTCACGATGCTGACTGAAGCACTCGGAGACGAGGCGTGAGCGACAAGGAAAAGATCAAGGCTGCCGTGAGCAAGTTGCGCAAGCGTGATCCTCGAGTGATCGCTATCCGCAACATGATTGCGCTGGCGAAGGCGAAAGGAACACCAGGCGAAAAGGGGCTCAACGGACTTGACGGAATGCGTGGTGCGGACGGCATCAACGGCATAAACGGCATCGACGGCATGCGTGGTGCGGATGGACTTCAGGGCGCAAAGGGACTTGACGGACTCAAAGGTGAGATCGGCGCAGTTGGTCCGCAGGGCGAAAAGGGCGAAGCGGGAATGATCTGGCGTGGCACATTTCGCAGCGACATGCAGTACGAGATCGGCGATGTTGTCGGTCTGAGTGGATCGGCGTATGTCTGCACAGCTGCAACGAATCAAGCACCTCCAGTTGGTTTCGGTTGGGAGTTACTTGTAAGTCGTGGTGCGCAAGGCGTACGAGGAATCAAAGGCGAGGCAGGATCAGGTGCTGCGATCGACTTGCCCGTCTCAATTGCCAACGGAGGCACAGGACAAACGACTGCGAAGAATGCTCTCGATGCGTTGCTTCCTGACCAAGCAGGGAAAAACCAATATTTTCTGCAATCAAATGGCGTAAGTCCTCTTTGGAATGTTCTTGCAGCGGATGCGTCAACACTCGAAGGCACGACGCTCAAGTCAACCGTAATAAATTCAAGCCTCACATCAGTTGGCACGCTTGCTGCACTGACGGTCACCGCACCTATTTCAGGCTCGATCACAGGCAACGCAGCAACGGCGACAACTGCAGGCACGGTGACAAATCCAAATCTTACGGGTGAAGTCACGACGAGTGGACTCACTGCGACCGTTGCAAATAGTGCGGTCATCGGCAAGGTGCTGACGGGTTACACGAGCGGCGCAGGAACAGTCGCAGCAACCGACACGATCCTCCAGGCGATTCAAAAATTAAACGGCAACGCAGGCGGCGCAGCAGCGGCAGGGACTCTCACGGGTGCGACTCTTGCGTCAAATGTCCTTGCGTCGAGTTTGACATCTGTCGGAACACTTGCAAATCTGACCGTAACAAACACGATCACAGGCAGCGTCAGCGGAAGCGCAGCAACGGCGACGAGTGCGACGACCGCAGGAACTGTCACGACTGCAGCACAGCCTGCGATCACAAGTGTCGGAACTCTGACAGGTCTCACCGTCAGCGCAACGATTGCAGGAAGCGTCAGCGGCAATGCGGCGACCGTAACTACAAATGCCAACTTGACGGGGCATATCACCTCCACAGGAAATGCAGCAGTTCTTGGTTCATTTACTTCTGCGCAACTTGGTACTGCTCTCACTGACGAGACCGGAACTGGTGCGGCTGTATTTGCAACTAGTCCGACATTCACTACATCAGTAATTGGTGGTGCATCGATGAATGTGTTCAACACGACATCGACGACTGTGAACGCATTTGGTGCGGCGACTGCAATGACTTTGGGTGCTACGACAGGCAGCGCAGCGATTCGAAATCCAACATTAACACTAGGGAATACGACCTCAACGATTGCAAGCACTTCTGGAACAGCAAACACGCTGACCATCGCTCCATTTGGTTCTGTTGTTCTTTCTCCAACTTCATCATCCGTAGTAGGAGGTGATAGAACATCATTAACTATTACGAATTCAGATAATGCTACTGGTGCGATATCAATTTCTGGTGGGAATCTTTATCTCGGGAAAAAGACAGATTCAAGTCCAATCACTACTGCCGTCAATATTGTTTTTGAAGGCATTTCTGATGATGCCAATGAGACAACGCTCACAGTCACAGACCCAACAACCGATCGTACAATTACACTGCCAGACGCAACTGGAACTGTTGCCTTGACGGCAAACAAATTGAGTGCGTTTGCAGCGACGACAAGTAGTGAACTTGCGGGTGTTATCTCTGACGAAACAGGAACAGGTGCATTGGTGTTTGCAACGAATCCCGTTTTGGTGACACCAAATCTTGGCACTCCATCCGCATTGGTCGGGACGAATATCAGTGGCACTGGCGCAAGTTTTACGGCAGGAACAGTCACAAATCCAAACCTGACAGGCGAAGTCACGACAAGCGGATTGACTGCGACCGTGACGAACAGCGCAGTGATCGGCAAGGTTCTCACGGGATATGTCAGCGGTGCGGGAACGGTTGCTGCGACTGACACGATTCTGCAGGCCATACAGAAACTCAACGGCAATGCAGGAGGCGGTGGACCTGCAGCGGCTGGCACATTGACAGGTACAACGCTTGCATCGAATGTTGTTACTTCAAGTCTTACATCGGTTGGCACGCTTGCAAACTTGACGGTGACAAACACGATCGTCGGAAGTGTCAACGGCAACGCAGCAACTGCGACATCGGCGACGACTGCGGGAACGGTGACAACAGCGGCTCAACCAAACATCACAAGCGTTGGAACGCTAACGAGCCTCACGACCAGCGGAGTGATCACAGGCACAAACACAACCGCATCGACATCATCGACAACAGGTGCGGTCATACTTTCGGGTGGCGTTGGGATTGCGAAGGATTCGCACATCAACAGTCAGCGCATCGGCGTTGGACTTTTGGCAAACACTACAAACCTAGCAGTCGGCGCAAATGCTCTTGTTGCAACAATCACAGGCGGAATAAACAACACGGCGATCGGATCAGGTTGCGGAAGTGGTATCACGAGTGGCAGCCAAAATACTTTTCTCGGCTATGCAGTCGGAACGCTTGTCACGACAGGTGCGGGAAATTGCTCAATCGGATACGCATCTCTGAATCAAAATACGGTCGGCAGTTTTAATACGGCAATGGGCTACGGTGCTCTGCAAAACACGACCGCAAGCAACAATACGGCAGTCGGATTGGAAGCACTTAAAAACATCACGACAGGTGCGCTCAATACTGCAGTCGGTCGTGAGGCAGGATGTTTTCAAGCGGACGGTACAACCGCACTCACGACCGCAAACAACTCGGTCTATCTCGGTCGTGACACACGTGGAACGCAAACAGACTCCAACTCCGTTGTCATCGGATATCAAGCGATCGGACTCGGCGCAAACACGACCGTCATCGGCACATCGGCGACGACATCTGCAAAAGTTTGGGGAGCAGTCACAGCCGCTGGAACTTTGACGGCTGACGCATACATACTTTCCTCAAGTGGAATACAGGCGAAGACCGCTAGTTACACATTGGTTGCGGCTGACAACGGCAAGGTCATAACGATGAGTGTGGCAACTGCAAATACCCTTACTGTTCCCGCATCGTTGGCGGTTGGCTTCAACTGCACGATCATTCAAATCGGAGCAGGACAAACAACTATCACCGCATCGGGAACTACTTTGAATTCCGTTTCGGCATTCTTAAAGATCAGCGCACAGCATGGATCGGCAAGCATTATTTCGTATGCGTCAAATGTTTACAATGTTGCAGGGAGTTTGTCCGCATGATTATTCCATCTCAACATGCAAGCCGAGTTGCTCGTGCCGCTGCTGGCGGTGGTGGTGGCGGCAGTGATTTTACTGCAAACGAATTTAACTTCACCAATGTTGTTGTTCAGCAAAATAATAGTGGCACAACAAACACGGTAACAATGCCACACGGCGGAACACTAGCAATTAGTATGAATGCTAGTCTTTCTGGGGAGATTGCATACATATACAAGAATGGAGTCGCCCAGACTGCTTACACGACTTCTGCTTTATCTACGCCTGGAAATTGGGGAGATACTGGGCTTTTTGCATCATTTGCAGTTTCAAACGGAGATGCTGTTTATTTTTATTATCAAAATGATAACGGTTTCGGTATCACAAGAACAGTAAGTGTTAGAAACGCTACTTTTGCAGGCACGCTTGTTGACGAACATACAGTTGAACTTGCTGGAGAAGGTTGAGCAAATTATGACCACAGAACCCGAGCAAATCATCCGCACACCCGAGCAAATCGCACAGGATATAAAGGCATCACACGACTCCGTTGACCTCATCAATCAGATTGTCGCCGACGATCAGCACAACGAGGAAATCGACTACACCGTGGATCGCAATGTGCGACACCTTCGCAACTGCCTGACGCTGCAACACATCATGGACAACGCAACGACCGAAGACAAAATCGCATTCGCAGACGCTGCAACACTCGGCGAGGATTGGGTCG